CGCACGTTGCCGGTATCGAAGTCGCCCTCGAAACCAGTCTTGATGGCAACACGCTGGAACATCTTCATGCCGTTCGGAGCGTCGGTCTTAATGAACCAAGCGTCCGGGTCGGTCAAGAAGTGGTTCACGGTGTAGCCCTGCGGCACCATGCCCATGTTCTTCACGGCGTTGATGTCGTTGTCCGCAGTGCCAACGCGCAGCGTTGACTTGAGGATACGGTCAGCCGTAAACATGAGTTCCTTCGGGATGATGAGCTTCAAGCCTTGAACAGCGATCTTCAGGCCACGCTCATCAGTGAACGCAGCGATGTCGATCAAAGCCTGCTCAAGCGAGGTCTCGCTCAAATCCGCAGCGGTGGTCAGCTCGTTCTTAAGATCCGGGCCCGACAGGGTCGGGTGATCCAGAGCACAGAGCGGCTTTCCGTCGCCACCGACCGAGGTGTCAAACGCGCCGTTGAGCACGCTGGCAGCCTTGATCTGCTTGGTCTGAGCCATCGAACGGGCGAGAGCCTTGGTGTAGCGTCCGGCAAGACGGTCGTAGAGGTTGTCCTCGACGGCTTCTTCCGTGAGCGCGAACGCCAGGGCGATCGTCTCGTGGGTGTAGCGAGAAGTGTAGACTTCCTGCGCCTGGTCGTACGAAACGCCAGCGCCTTCCGTCTTCACCGGAGCTTCAGCGAAGCCCGACTCCATCACCTCTTCCTCGAACGCACGATCCGAAGTCTCCACCGAGTAGATCTCGGCGTGCTCGTTCTCGTAGTTCTTGTACTCAAGGCCGAACAGGGCGTTCAAACCCGGCTCGAGTTCCTTGACTAATTGTGCACGTGAAATAGCCATTTTTTATGCCCCTATATATCAGGTTACGGCCTTAACGCCGGCGCTGCCGTACAGGTGCTCGTTGATTTTCACAACGACGACGGCGAAGTTCCCAAGCTCATTGCCCGGAGTGTTCCACAGACCAACGATCTTGAGGTTCAGCGCCGCGGTGTCAGCGATGGTGGACGAATCCAATTCCATCGTCGAGACGCCCGTGGTGGTGCTGCCACCCGTGCCGACAACATCAGCGTTCTTGCCGATGTCAGCCTGCTCGATGTCTTCGTCAGCCTGAATGATGAACAACTGGCTCGGATCGTCGATCACGTCGGCAGTGATTTTGCCGGAGGTGATGTTGACGCTGCCCGGGTAGTAGTTCTTCCAGGTCGGCTTGCCCGTGGTCGGGTCGACATAAAATACGCCGTTGAGAACGCCCAGCGCCGCAGAGTGCGTGCCCGGAAGGAACTTAACGACATAGCCATTCACGATCGTCACCAGGTCGCCCTGATAGATCGCACCTGATTGGTTATCCGCAATCTCGTAACCGTACTGCTTCTGGGCTCCAGTCGCAGACAAATTGCCGAGAGGACGGAGACCAAAGGCTTTATCTACGTTTGCCATTTGATTAATCCTCTAAAAAAAGTTATTCACTGGCTTGTTTAGAGCCGCCGAATGAAACACGAGACCTGCGGTTCGGACGCTCGATGACCATGCTCGAGTGAGCATTGCTCTTCAGAAGTTCGTTGTCCGCGGCCTGCATTTGGTCGTTCGCCTTATTTCGGTAATGCGCATTGCGCTCCTCGACTGTCTCCTCTGGGATACGAGCCAGGAGAAGACCGCCCACGCTGATCACGCCAGCATGTCGGCCGTCATCCACCGTCGGAGTCGGAAAGTCAGGGTATTCATCCGCACGAACAAACTCGTACCCCTCACGGAGACGGCCTGCTACGTTCGTACGATCTTCTACCCCACCTGCCGAAGCCCGAATCCAACGGTGCTTGTATCCAGGGGGAGCCGGGGGAGCATCCAAGCGAGAAGGCGGAGCCCATGGTTTACGTCGCGCGGACTTCCCTCGAGTATCGGCCTCACGGGAAACGCGGTTAAGGTTTTTGACGTCGCTCATGTCTCTTACTCCTTCACGTACTTGGCGTATTCCTCAAGGGGAACGCCCAGCTTTTTTGCAATTGCCACTTGACTGGGGGTCAACTTGACAGTGCGGCGTGCAGCATTGTTGATCCCTGAGGATCGGGAGGCAGGGGCTACCGTCTGCACGTTCCGGGTAGTCCTGGCCTGCGTAGCAGGGGCGGCTTCAGCAAATTTTTGCGGAAACGCGTCTCTGATACGTTTGTCAAGCTCATCATAGTACTCGTCAGAGCTGGGGTCAAACCCCTCAACTTGAATCAACTGACGATGGATGCCCCACGCAGCGTGAGTCATCACGTTGTCCTTGCCATACCACTTGTTGCGCTCGGCCCAATCCTCGACCCGAGGATCGACCTGACGCTGCTGCTGCACCGGAGCCTGTTGGGCCGCGGCCTGCTGCTGGGCCAGCCACGCGGTGCGCTGCTGGGCGGACTGATCTATCTGGTTCTGCTCGTACGTGAGCGAAGCCAGACGCTGCTGCGCCTCGGTCTCGGTGTCGATGTCGCCCTCTTCACGGGCCTTGCGGATGATCTGCTTGAGCGCAACCGCTTGCGTCTCGACACGGCTCTTGGCCTCCGTCAAACGGCCCTCGTCCGTCTGGATGTACTGCTGCTCGAGCTGCTTCGCACGCTCTTGCACCTGTTTGGCGTACTCCAAGGCCGCCTGCTCACGACGCTGCGTCTCGCGCAGACGAGCGGTCAGCTTGTCGATGCGCTTCTTGACGTTGTCGCTGTACTGATCCAGTTCCTTCTCGGTCGAGGCTTGCGCAGGGGCAGACTCCGGTGCCTCGGGCACTACTTCCGCGTTACCGTCTTCCGACAAATTCACAGTTGCCGGCTGTTCGTCTTCGCCGACACTGAACTCCAGTTGTTCGTTCGTCATGGTTTCTCTCCTTACCACATGTGCAGAATGTCTTCGGGATCCGCAACGATGCCAAGAACCTCGTCATCGTTAATCAGCCGGATCTCGCCACCGTCGATGGGGATACGCGCGCCGGCGTAGCGGCCGAAGATGATCCAATCACCCTCCGCGCACCACGGGCCGGTCGGGAACTTGGACTCGTCGCTGTACGCGATCGGGCCCATCTTCAACACGTAGCCACAGACCGTACTGACCTGTTGTCTACGTTGCGTTTCCTCTGCCAGAGCAATGCCGCCCTTGGTCTTCTCCGCACCGCGATACGGCAGGATGGCAATACGCCAGCCCGTCGGGGTGGGGATACGATCAATGACAGCCTGATCCAGGTTTTGGGGCTTCAAGCCTTCAACGGTGTACGCGTCTTCGAGAGACGGTGCCTTGTTGGCTTCCTCCTCTTGCCACTTCTTTTCCAAAGCGGTGAGGGGTCTTGCATCTGCGCTCATAGGTCTCCTTCCAGGTTAAAACTAGTCTTGCGTGCGCTTCTTCAAAAGCTCTTTCACGGTTTCCTCGACCAGCTTTAATCCCTCGAGACGGCCCATCATGAAGCGATAACGCTCCATGTCAGCGATGCTGCCACCCAAGACGATGTCTTCCGCGCTTTCGCGCAGCTTTCTGATTTCTCGAAGTACAGACTCTGCAAATTCCAGCATGGTGAGGTTCCATGAAAAGCAGAGGGGTTAGCGCCCCCTCTGAAAGCGCTTCAATCAATAAATCTTGACGGGGCGATTGCCGTCCTTCTTCTTGACGGTCTTAACCGGACCCATCACACCGCCCTTGCCCATCTTGCGGGACTTGCCCGCCTTCTCGTACGCAATAGCCGCGGCCTGAGCAGTCGCCTTCTTGACGCTGCCGGGCTTGCTGGTGCCGATCTTGCCCTTCTTCTTGAAGGAGCCGACCATCTCACCGATGTTTGAACTAATGGTCTTCTGACTTGAACCGCGCTTCAAAGGCATGTCAGCCTCCTCCAATTTTTGCTGCCTGTAATTGCAGCTTCTGTTGATCGATCTGCGATGACTGTTGGAACTTCTGACGCTCCAACTGCAACTTCTGTTCGTTGAACTGGATCTTGGCCTGCTCGGAAGCCGCGCGCTGCTCGATCTCCTTCTCCTTGAGCGCGACGAGCGGATCTTCGCCGCCACCGCCACCAGCCAACTGGTTCTGGAGGTCACGAACCTGCTGCATGTACGAGGTGATCTTGATCGCGACCATGCCTTCCTTCTGGATGGGCGAGACCATGCGATCGGGATCCGTTCCGTACAGTTTGAAGAGATCGGCTTCCACGTCTTCCTCGGCCTTCAAGCGCACATGCTCGAGGATGTGCTGCTGCAAGGTCATCGCCGCTATCGGATTGCCCTGAAGGATCGGCGAGAGGCCCATCATCAAGTGCGTTGCGATGTGCGCATCATGCTGCTGGCCCGCGAACGCCTTCAACTGCATGCCGTTCAACACAGAAGCGTTCTCGCTTGCCGGATCACGGGGCATTTGATTGTTCTGCGGCAGCAACAGGCCGTCAATGTCACGCACGTTGAGCGCCGCGTACACGCGGTAGTACGCCTCGTAGATGTTGTGCATCTGCGGGGCGCTCTGTGCCATCTGCAACTGCATCTGTGCGAGCTGAATACGCTGCGCGCTGCTGAAAATGTTCGGATCGGCAACCGGAAGCACCGACACCATCTTGTTAAAGTCGGCCTTCTTGATCTTCCGGCTCGCACCCGGCACTTCGTACGGGTACTCATCCGGCAGATACTCGCCAAAGCCCTCGGCCAGCAGCCGGAACTCCAACGACTGTGCGTAGTGCAGGCGTTTGTGGATCGCCGACATGACCATCGAGCCACGCTCGAGCAACGCGAGCGTCGTTCCGACCTGCGCGTACTGATTTCCGTCGCCGACCTGCATGTCGGCCGTGCTCGAGAGCCGCTTACCAGCGTCAACGAGGAACCCAAGCAGCGCAAACAGCACTTGGCTCGGCTCTTTGTACGGCAGCGGCAGCAAAGACGAAGAAAGTTCCGCGCCGCCCGCGTCAATGTCGCGCCACTCGCCCGGTTGGATCGGATCTGAGTCGTCCGCGATGCGCGCGCCCTTGGCTTTGAAGCCCGCAGGCAGGTTTGCCAGCGTTCCGGCGTCAATTAATTGACGAAGTGC